TCTATCTTTGTGTGAGCGTGACTTCCACAAGCCTTGCGTAGCCGATAATGTCGTGCCATGAATCCATATATTCTGGATCACCGTTCAATATCCGCCCGATTTTGTGCGCTATCATCTCCAGCGCCTCCTTTTTGTCATCATCAAGACTGCGCCAGTTTGTGCTGTCTGCCATTGCCCGCTTGATAGCCTGCGTAATCATTGCGTGTTCAGGGAATTCTCCGTAGCGCGTTCCTCGCTCGTCCAGCGTATCGTCAATGCTCAATGTGAAGACCTCTTTCTGGCCTGCTCTAAAACATCAGCCTCAAAACCCTTGTCAAACTTAGCTGCTAGTATGTAGATTCGGGTGATTAAGTCTTCTTCGTTGTCAGCATGAACACCCACTCGGTTTAATATTCTGTCGATAGTTTCAATCATGTGTAACAAGGACTGGTCCTTAATTAACGCCTCGGCCTGCCACCCAGTCAGATCGGCAATATGGGCGCGAGCCTCTGCCAGTTCGTTTTGCAGTCGAATTGTTTCGAGCGTTACAACGCTATTGATGCTCATTTTTATTCACTCCTGTTGTGATGATTGAATGTTCAGTTTCAAAATACTGCGATGGTGAGAATGACTCTCTGCCGTCTACATGGACGATGTAATAGCCACCAGGTTCTGGCATGTGTGTTGAGATGTAATCGAACGAAACCATGAACGGCGAGTACCGGGTTTTTTCTGGTGTGATCATTGCCGAATGTTGGTTATCAACCTGGTAATTGATGCTGCCAATTTTCAGCGCCCAAACCTGTTTTTTGCAGTTGTATTTTGGTAGCTCTTTTTGCATGAATTATTGCTCCAAAGTTTCGACGATAATGTCTGCGCGCGGGTTCTTTTTGTCGATGCCGTGATAGATAAATTTCTCTCTCACCTGCCGGTCATTTTTGTAGACGCCTTTCTGGATTACTGTTCTGTTCTCGCCTTTTCCGTGATATTGATCTTGAAGCACGTCAAGAATGATGCTCTCGTCTAAATCTGGGCGCTCTGAGCAATAATAAATCCAAATTGATATTCTGACCCTACCTTCAAGAGAAAGCCTAGCAGCGGGCGGTATTTGCCTTAGAGCATTTGCCTCATAATCTCGCGCTTTCTTGCTTTTGATCGAGGCTGGCCTATTTTTGATGGTGACAATCTGCCTGCTGTTAGCTTTGCTGGCCGCTTCGCCCAGGATGGTTAGCGTGATTTTAGTCACGCCATTTCCATGATGCCGAGCACCTCGTTTTGCAGGTGCATTGCTGACTCAATTTCAAGCCATTCTTCGTTTTCATAATTACACTCGCCGCGGTCGATGGCATTGCTCACGTTGTTCAAGTGCGCGGATATCTCATCGACTGTTTGAGCCGTGTGTATCCCGTGAATGATGTCTGCTGTTTTCATTAGAATAACTCCTTGAGACTGCCTAGCGCGGAGTGCGCTGCTGCCCTTCGCTTTTCTTTTTGCGTTGCGTTTTCAATCAACTTTTTCTCGTAGCCTGGGTGGCGAGGATCACCAAATCCGATGTGCGCACAACTTTTGTGCTGGTGCGTAGTGTCATTGCCGTTTTTGTCTATCGTGATTCCAAGACACATATTTCTAAACTCGGAGCCATTCGGTGGAAACGGGCTTCCGCGATCTGACAGGCTGTTGAGTCCGTTTTTAATTTGTCTCGACGTAACTCCCCTCAATAAAATTATCCATGCCTCTGGCATCGTCGTCCCGTACTGGCTCACCAGAGCACTCCCGTAAATATCCGCCAGCATCGCCCATGTCTGTTCGATTATTCGCTCTTGCTGTTCTGTTCGCTTCGTTGGCTGCTCTGACGCGCTCAACTGCCGAGAGTCGATAGCCTGTTGAAGCTCTTCCAGATTGATTTTCTGAGCCATGATTAATCTCCCGTAGCATTTGGTTTTTTATAATTTCGAAGTAAGCGAGGCCGTCTTTTTTCTCGCGGAGCTTCATCGGCGTTCGGCAGTTTTCTGCCCATGAGAATTCACCGCGTTGGTGATTAGAAATCCATCGCCATAGGTTTTCGACTTTGGCCTGGGTGTAACCGTCGATCTCGATGAGCTTGCGAACAGCGTCAGCCCATTTGTCGAGGTCGATATCTTGTGAGGGGAATCTGAGTTTTACAGGGTTACTCATCATCGTTGCGGTGACGTGATGCTCTGGAGCGAAGTTGTATTTTTTGGGTTTCGGTTTTGGCTTGGGTTTTTCAGCAACAGGTGGAATAGTATTATTTTCACTCCAAACGTCCGAGGACTTGTCCGAGGGTAGGGTTTTATCTACTTCTTCCTTTACTTCTTCCTTTACTTCTTCCTTTGTGGAGTTTCCGCCTCCCAAAACCCCCCTTAATGATATGTTTTGGACTCCGGAAATGTCTGCAATTAGGTGTTTTTCGTCAACATGAATGATTTTCTTCTTTTTCGCGGCTATAAAATATCTTTTCTGGATGGCCTTGGATGTCAGTATTTGGCACTCACTGAAGACTGTTTTATCGAAGACATTGCGCTCTATCGCCTTATCAATTATCGATTTTGCTTCATCAGTACTGGTCATTAATTGACGACGCATTAGCAAAAATAGGTCATCTGAATACTCAATGTAGTACCCTTTTTCTTTGTAAATCATCTGCCACAAAGCAATCAAAACACCGAATCCTGACGCTCCTGTTTCGGCAATAAACAGCTCAATATTTCCGTCCAATTCAACATCAAGAGGAAAATAATCTACGCCTTGTTTGGTTGGTCTAGCCATCTAAACGCACTCCCAACAGAGCGTATTCGAGTGTCTTCTCATCATTTCAAAAGCCCTTGTAAGCGCTCAATTTCTGCTTCCACTTGAGCTTTTCCAATGCGCTTTTCCTGAATAAATTTCTCTATCCAGTAAAAAATAACGCGCGTATCACCTGTCACTTCCATGTACTTTTCGGCATCGTCCAGTGTGAATCTTGCTGTGTCGCCTGGAGGCTGGCAAAACTTCCGAGATAGCTGTGATGGCTGTATATCCATATCGGCGGCAATGGTCTTCTGTAGCTTGCCGAGGTGATGCGAGCTTTCAGCAATAAACTCTCTGGCCGTTTCATGGCCATCGCTGATTCCCGCATCGAACTGGAGGCTAATACTGCTAATCGTCATTTTTCTGTCCCCGTTACGTTCCTTGACTTTCCATCTCGAAATTTGAGCAAATAAAAACCCGGGCTACCGGGCTTATGGTTAGGCGGCTGATTCGGCGTCGTGTCGTGGGTAGATATCTTCGAGGTTGTAGCTATCACCTTCATTACGTGCCAGATCAATGAACTTGTAGGCAAGATCAATAGGTATCTCTCGACGGCCTGATTCGTAATGTGATATCCGCGATTGGGCTGCGTCGGAATCAATTCCAAGTTTTAAGCCAAGTTCTTTCTGATTCAGTGAACGAGACTTTCGATAGGTTTTAAATGCGTTTTGTATATTCATGGAGTGAAATATAAATACATTACGTATTTTTGTCAATACAAAACGTAGTTATGGAGTAAATACAATGTGTAATATGATTGGCGTATGAATATAGGCGAGAAAATAAAGAGCTTGAGAAAGTTATTAGGTATCACCCAGCCTGAGCTGGCAAACCTATGCGGGTGGGGCAATGATGGCGGGCAAGGACGTATTTCCCACTATGAAACAGGCAAGCGAGAACCGTCGATAGATGACCTTGAGCTGATAGCAGCCGCGCTAGGAGTCTCAGTTTCTAGCTTGTTTGATCATGGATTGAAGCCTGCCGCAATAAAAATTGAGTCTATTCGACAGTTAAGCCCAGCAATAACGAAAAAACTCATCCCTATTATTTCCTCGGTTCGGGCGGGTGAGTGGGAAGAATCAATTGACAACTTACAGCCTGGCGACGCAGAAGAATGGCTGCCCTGCCCTGTTAATCACTCGGACAAAACATTTGCACAATGCTCTCGAATGCCCCAGAACAGCTTTTCCGAAATACTTGACCACGAGTTGTCATGGCCAGCCATTCGGTTGAGTACAGGTGCTCTCAGCTCATTGTTAGAAACAATCGCGTCGTCGAAGTAGTCAGCG